TCAGAAGCTTGTTTTATTGATTTTAATTCAACGAGTTTATCATAAACTTTCTTTTCAATCTCAGTTAATTCTTTTAATTTTTCATTTAGTTCATTTCTTAACGCGATTTTCCTTAGATGTCTTTCTACTGCTCTTAATTCTTCATTGGTCTTTTTTTCGCCTAAAACATTTGTTGTTATTTCAGGTGTTTTATTATTGTTTTTCATCTTCTTCACTCTCTTTCTTAAAATATTCATCTATACAATTATCAATCATATCTTTAAGCATAGTCTTTTTGCTGTTTTCTTCTAAGTTTTCCATGGTTATAAAATGCAAAAATTTTCTTAATATACTTGACTTACCTGCTATTTTATTTATTTCTAATTCTAATTTTCTAGTATCTTTTTCAAGTTTTTCAATATCAGATTTATCAAGTTTGCTATTTTCTAATAATTTATTATTATCTTCAAATATTTTTGATTTCTCATTTAATTCTTTCCAAAGTGAATCTTGTAAATCTGAATATTCTTTATAAAGTTTACTGCTTATTATCATCATACTCCCTCCAATCTCCTGCAATTAACATATTTACAGTTATAAATTCAGTTATAAATCTGTCATTGCTGCTTTTAACAGATAATACAAACTTATCCCTGTAAATTTTTTTAACCTGCCCTTGTTGGATAAATTCTGCATGTCTCCTTGAATCTGATTTCTTTATAAATTTTATAATAGTTCCAGTTTTCAAAGATTTTATAAACTCATATGCCCATGTATTAAGTAATTTATGCTCTATACATTCATCGTTTTTAGTGTCGAGAATTTTAGTGTTATCATGCATATCTTCAATCATTTTCAATTGTTCAGATAATAACATTTCATTTTTCCTCCATAAAATTATTAAAATTCTCCTCTGCAATTTCGCATGTTAACGGTTTATTTTGTAATAATTCTGCGGTTTCTGCTACTCCACTTTTTGTGCAGAGTATCCAGTAAAAAGATCTACAGCCAATATCTTGATTATTATATTTGGTTATACGTTTTATTTTCTTTGCATACTTGCAGTTATAGCATTCTAACATTTAAATCATCCTTTAAATTAATTTATAATGCAGTATCTTTATTTTTTATCAGACTGTCAAAAAACTCGTCACTGTATTCGCGTTACTCATAATTAGTTGACTGAATTGGTTGACTTACAGATTTTTCTATAGGTTTGTAAAATTCAAATGTTTCCTCTAAAAAGTCAATATATCCAGAGTTGAAGAATGTGCTTCCATTTTTATAATTTAGATCTGGAAAGTTTAATCTTCTTAAATCTGTATTCTTTAAGTATCTCTCAATTGCCAATTTCATTTTATCAAAGCCTATTTTATAAAGTTCCTTTTTCTTTTTTGCTTTAACATTTCCTTTTCCTTCTTTTATTGGATATAGTTTCCATAATTCTTCAAAATTATTATTAATATTAGATAAAATTATAGATGGAGAAGATTTATCTTCGATTTCTTTTTCTTTGACTGACAATCGACTGTCATCTGTCGGACAATAATTTACATTTTCTGGATTGTTCGAATTACTATATATATCTTTCTCTATATCTATATCTATCTCTATCTCTGTGTTACATAAATTGTTACACTCGTTACTTGTAACGTTACTACTGTTACATTGTAACGTTTTTTTGTTTTCGATTGCTAATAATTTCTTTTTTTCTCTATATTTTCTTACCCTAGATGCTGAGTCTGATTCTTTTCCGATTAGCTCAGGAACTGCACTCATAAAATATTCATCTTCTGAAATCTCTTCTATAAGATTATTTTTAAGTAAAAACATAACAACAATTTTAACATTATCTATTTCTTCATCTATTTCAAGAGAGATTTCTTCTGCAAAATTTTCCTCAACTCCATCAAAATATAATTTACCATCATTTTTTAAACTTAATAATAGCATTTTCAAATATATAACTGTATATGTATCACCACCAGCAATTTTCCTTAATTTCTTAATTTCTTTTTGATTAAAAAAATCATCTTTAAGTTGTAACCAATAATATTTTTTACCCATAAATTACTCACTCCTTTATTTATACGTGACTTGTAGCGTGATATCACGTGACTATATTTTATAGAAATAACTTGCTTTTATTTCTATAAAATGTTAAAATATATACATTGTTTAAATATCTATGTACCATTTTAGAGATACAAAAATGTGTATGATATTTATTAGGGAAAAGTTTAATTATTTACTTGCTAGAAGCCTGTGCGGGGCTTCTTTTGCTTTGTGCCTATCATGCTATTTCTTTTAAAAAAACCTCATCTAAAGTACGTTCTAAAATTTTAGCCAAGCACATAGCCTCATCTATTGTGAATTTAGCCTTATTTTTTCTTGTTAATTTTTTATTGAAATTAGATACAGACATCCCCATCTTTTTTGAGATTTCAATTTGAGTAAGTCCATGAAGTGCCATTATTGATTTTATTTTATTTGTATAATTTAACATAATTACCTCCAACAAAATATATTTGTAATTATAAGTATAATGAGGTGTTTTTCTTTTGTCAACATAATTTTTCTAGCTAGGCAAATATATTAAAATTTTATGTTGCAATTAGTTCTAAATTATTATACAATATTATAGAAAACAAATACATGTAAATAAATAGGAGGTATTAAAAATATGGCTAAAGCTAATAGTTCTATACATGTAAAACTTAATAATATAGAGGATATAGACATAATAGAATTTTTAGGAAAACAAACAAATATAAGTTTTACGATTAAATTAGCATTAAGAATCATAAAAACTAGATTTGGAAATAAAGATTTATACTGCCTTAAAAACAAAATAGCATTAGATGGATTGACTGCAATATTAGAAAAAGGAAGTGATGAAAATGGATAGAGAGACTTTTAAATGTGAATGTTGTAATGATGAATTTACAACAGATAAACAAGCAATATGCAAAGAATGTGGTAATACAGTCTGTAAATATTGCTTAAATGGAGATATATGCAATGATTGTATGCTTGATTCTGAATTAAACTTATAAACATAGAAATAGCAACACCCAAAGACCGATTCTAAAATGTTGCTATCTCTCATATTTAACCCTCCACAGAGTATAATACATTTTTATTATAACCTCTGTGGAAAAGAAAAACAATAAAAAGGAGGTTTTTAATTTGAAAAGTATTGAAGAAATTGAAAGAATTGAACATTGTGTAAGTGGTTCTTTAGCTGTTGAGAATGCTTTTCCAAGTCCTGAATGTAAAAAGATTACTAGAAATTATTTAGAAGAAAAGATTCAATCAAAGACAGCTATTTCAAGAATAAAATTATTACATGGGGTGAGGACATGAAGGAATTTTTTATAACTATCCCAAAAGTATTATTTGCAATATTATGTTACATCTGTACATTGCTACTTGCTTGTTTATCTGCTTACTTTACAATTGTATTCTACTCTAATAGTCAAAGTGGTTGGAATATGTGGGCAATGGGTGGACTTGCTGGAATGTTAGAATTTATAAAAATTATGCTTGCTGTTGCTTATCCATTTATGAAATACAGAGATTCGGCAAGAGAAAGAAAAGTATTGTTTTATCTCAAAATTTGTTTTTTCTTATCTATTATGGCCAGCTTAAACTTCTTTATGTCTGGTGGAGAAATAGAAAGATCACCAGCAAGTGCAATAACAACTTTATTATATGATTACATGCAAATTTTAAATATTATACCGCTTAAGTTTTCTAAGTTTTTGACGACTATGTCCCTTTCTATACTTGTAGAAGCTTTTATAATATTCCTACCAATACTTGCACCGATAATGTTTTTAGAAAAGGATTATGATAGAAAAACTTATGCAATATCAAACATAGATAAATTAAAAGAAATAATGATAATAATTCCTGAAAGATTAATTGATAATCTACATAAAAAAGTTGTAGGAACAGAAGAAATAAAAATTGAAGAAATTAAACCAAAACTTAGATTACTAAAACCTGACTTGGACAGAGTAACAAAAAATAAGCAAATTGAAAATAAAGAAATAAAGCAGATTGAGATAGGAAAAAGTGAATTAAATTCACTAAGCGCAAATGAGACAGAAAACGATTTAAATTATAACAATGATACAGAAAACAAAAACGTTTATGATTCTGTCAGCGCAAATGATTTGGAAATTGTAAAAAATGCAATTATTAAATATAAAACAGGTAATCAAGCACCATCTTTAACAAAATTGATAGAATTGACAGGACTTAAAAAAATAACAATACAAGCTGCTAAAAGACAACTAGAAAAGGAAAAAACAATAAAAACAAATGGGAACAAAACATTTGTATTGGAGGGATAGTGATGGATGAAGCAAAAAAAAGACATATAAAATTATTATGTAGGAAGTTATATAGATATAAAAAAAGTCTTGCAATGTGGGAAAGATTAAAAATTGAACGTTGGATAAAAATAAATAGTGAATATGATTTTAAAAAAAGATATGAATTATATATAAATTACTATAAAAATAAAATACTGGAATATCAAATTAAAATATATGATTTTAGAAAAGATCAGGAGGTGTAGGAAGTGAAAATAATATTTTCTATATTTAAAGGAATTGAAAACATATTTATAATTCCTCTAACACGAATAATTTTTGGAATTGCTGTCATATCAACATTTATAATTTATTTTGCTATGGAGGCAAGCTGGACAAAAGCATTGTTGTTTTTTGGAATGATACCATTTTCGCTTTTTATATCTGGACAATTTGAAAATAAGCCAAAATATGAAGTATCTAATTTTAATAATGATTATATGGATTATAAAGAAGATAATAACGCACCTGTCGTGGATAGAATTGAAAGGAAAACAACAAATACAACTACGACTACAGAAACGATATATTTCAAAAAAGGAGTGAAGTATCTTGAATAAATTTATATTTAAAATAATAGGAGGGTCAATGATGTTAAGTTTAATAATGAATAGTATGAAAATAGATACAACTGTATTAACACAGTTTAATGGAATTATAACAGCAGTAGTAGGAATGGGCATGATTATTATAGTTGGTAAAAATATGTTGAGTGGCAAGACTTATGCGGCTTTAATGTCTGTATTGCTTGCAGGGCTTTTATTGTGGGCTGTTAATGATTTAAATGGATTTGTTGAAATGGTTAAATTATTAGTAAATTTTGTAGGAGGTGTATTCGGTGGCTAAAAGTAGCAAACAAGATGAAAGAATAGTACAAATTTTCGAGTGGGGCTTGAATAGACTATTTAAAATATCAAAGAGAGCAGGAGCGGAATTTTTAAATATCCGCTCCATATTCAAAACCAAAGAGAAATTTTTGTTTATTTGCTATTTGATTATATCATATATTTTCTTGATTTATAACAAAGCTGCACCAGGATTTTATTTTATAAATCCAATATTATATTTTTTTATAAAAGGAATATATAAGGAACTTAAAGAAAATGCAGTTGCCTTGAAATACAAGGGTATATCTAAGATATTTGATAATAAAGTAAGAGTAATTGAATCAAATAAAAATACTGGAACATTTAAATTAAATAGTTTTATTCCTTTAGCAGAAATAGAAAAAAAATTAGCAAGTATAGAACATTTTCTAAATAGAGAAATTGAAACAACAAAAAGAGATCCTAAAAACTTTAGACTGATAACAATAAAAACTAAAATAGCTGAAGGTAATAAGGAGAAAAAACTTAAACAAATATATCTATTTGAAGAATATCTTCACAAAATTGAAAATAACAAAAAACATGAGATTATGTTTGCAACTGGTATAGATGAAAAAGGAAATATATTATTATTTGATTTAATAAAGCTTACAAATACATTTATAGCAGGTATGCAGGGTGGAGGAAAAAGCAATTTACTTAATGTAATAATACAATCTATGATGTATTTGAATGACAATATATTTTATATAATGGTTGATTTTAAGGGTGGAGTAGAACTGTATCAATATTCAGATTTTAATAACACAACAATAATTGAGAAATTAAATGAGTTTAACGATCAACTGTTAGATCTCGAAAAAGAAATGGATAGCAGATACCAGAAATTAAAAGCTTCTGGAACTAAAAAATTAAGTCAATATAATAAAAAAAATCCTAGTAAAAAAATATCTTATATTGTACTTATAATAGATGAAATGAGCGATATAAGATTGACAACAGATACAAAGTTAACTGATTCAATAGAAAATACTTTGACAAGGATAATGAACCAAGGAAGAGCAGCAGGAATTATTGTAATTGGAGCAACACAAAGACCATCGGGAAGCCAAATAAATACTAATATTCGTGATAGATTTGGTACAAAGTTTTCAGCTAGAATAAAAGATAAAAACACACAAAGAATGGCTGGAATATATGGAACAGAGAATTTAAAAGATGGTGAATTTTTAATGGAGTACATAGAAGAGGTAAAAAAGTTTAAAGCATTTTTTATTGATGAAATAAAATACAATAAAGTTTATGAGGATTTATCAAATAAACTTCATGGAGGTGTAAATCTTGACAAAATTAATTAAGCGATTAAAGAAAAATTTGTTTACTAAAATTAACAAACATTCGGATATCAAATTGGGATATGATGAAATTAGGATAAATATAAAATATGTTGCTCCAAAGACTTCAAATGAAGTATTAGAAATAGCTAGAAGATTTAAGAATAAAAACGAAATTGATGAAAATATAGTTGAAAATGATATATTAAATCCCAATATCCTAATTTTTAAAGACAATTTATATATACGTTTCAAAAGCTTCATTTTGGATAATTCTGATGGCGATAAAATACCATCTAGGCTAAACATAGAAAATAGTCTTGGTATAGATAGTAACAAAAGAAAAGAACTATATAAAAAGGCACAAATTGATGGATTATTGATAAGAAAGAATGCTACAACTAATATATTAAATATTAATTATGTTGAAGATGAAGAAGAGGAAAGGGAAAAGAGGAGTCATTGAACTCCTTCTTTTTTGTAATGATATTGTAATTATTATTATGTTGACACATAGCATAGTGCTATGATAATATGTAATTGTAGCAAATTGCTACACGATAAAAAATTAAAGGAGATTATATTATGAAAAAAATTACATTGGTTGATTATATTAATATTAATACTGAAACAAACGAACCTACTAGATTTGAAGTTCTAGAAAGTGAAATAAAAGAAATGGTTGATTTAAGAGGAATGAGAATATATGAAAAAGATGATTTTGTTAAGCATTTAGAAATGGAAATAAAAAATAATGATGATTTAGAAGAAATATTAAAAGATGAAAGTTTATACAATGATTTAGACGCAGCTGCTTATAATTCTACTTTATTAGCAGAATGGGAAGAAAGTATAAATGCAGATGTAGTTTATAATGATAGTGGTACGTGGTATTTAGATAATTTAGAAGATATGGAAACTACTTGTATATGGGAATATTGGGATAACGGAAACTGGATTACTAGAGTTATTGAAGATGATGAACTTGAAATTGAAGAAATGGAAGAAGAAATAAACGTTGAAGGTGCAATTGAACATCTACAAGAAATGGGAAAAGTAGCAATAGGAAATTGCAATGTATCTGAATTACAAGAAGCACTAGAAGAAAAAGGATATATTACAGAAGTACAAGAATCTGATAGGGACTATTTAGTATTAGTTGAAAAAAGACTTTTAGAAATACCAGGTTATAGTATCGTAAAAGAAATAGAAGCAAGGCTTTTAGACTTAGAGGGACAAACATTTAAAGATAGCTATGGAAATACAATTATTATTAAAAATTATGAACTTCTTTATAAAGAAGATAATGGAGAACTAAGTTGGGTAAATCTACATGGCAAGTGCGGAGATGCAGAATCTGGATATGATACATATCTTGACGAGTTAAATAGCTTACTAGTACTATCTTTGGAAACAAAAATTACAATTTGTTATGATGATGAAAAAAATGTTATTGAAGTTTATGAATTCGATGAAGAAATAGAAGATTTTTTAGGAATTAATGCTTATAATTTCGGATCTATTACTTATAAACATTTAGATGAATTTAATTGGAAAAATAATGATTTATTTGAAAAAGCAAAAAAAATATTGGGAGGTAATTGAAAATGGCTAAAAAGATAGAAAATCTTGATAATGCAAGGGAAGATATAGGAGCATTTTTAAGAAGTTTAGACCCTATATTTAGGGAATTAGAAGGATATACAAAAACAAAAGTTGTTATGAACTTTATAAAAAATATGACAACAAGATTAGAAAATTTTTATGCAGGAAAAGGCAATTGTCTAAATAATTATTATTGGAACTTTACACCATGTAGTATTTATTTTGAGGACAATGAATTATATTTCAAAATAGATTTTTATACTGGTGAAATAGAATGGGATAACGGAGAAGGAGAGGTTGAAAATGGCTAGAATATCAAAGAATTTAAGTATAGAAAAAGAAATACTAGAAATGGTCGAGACAATAGCAACTAAAGAAAATAGAAGTTTTACAAATACATTAGAAACAGCTATTAAGGAATATTATAAAAATAATATTAAAGAAGAATATAGAAAGGATTTTATAACAATTGGACCTGAATTTGAAAATTTTAAAGTTTTGATAAAAGATGAAATGGAAATTACTGATGATGGATATGGAAGTTTAAATATTTTAGAAATCATTGCAGATGAAAATATAAAATATGAGGAATTTAACTACAACAAAGGAGATATAATTTATAAACATGATGATGAAGAGCATAATAATTTAAATAAAACAATTTTCAGCCATCAATACATTGATGAAGATGAATAAAACGACAATAAGATGTCGTAATCTGAAAATCTATTGATTAAATTACATAAAAAGTATAAAATAATATTGCGGTCGCAATCTAGGTAAATTAGCTCCGTAGGAGATTGAAACTAAAATAATAATACGACCGCAATTAGCTCCATAGGAGATGTAAGAAAAATAAAATTATAGGAGCTGATAGCATGGATAAGTCAAGAGCAGAAAAATTAAGGAATCATATAAAAAACCATTTAAAATATTGGGAAATTTACACAGAGGGAAATAGGGTATTAGCTAAATATAGCCCAAAAGGAAGAGAAGATAATTCATTTTATGATAAGTTTATAGACTTGATTGGAGACAATTGGATTTTAAATAAGTGGTATATGGGAAAGAAAGAAATTAAATCAATAGAGGTCGAAGATTTTTTATATGAAGTTGGTCAAGAAATAATGAAAAATCCTGAAATATTAACAAAAATAGAAGAATAAAGAAGCCCAATAAGGGCTTTTATTTTTTATGCATAATTTTAAATATTTCATACTTGCCTATAATATCAAATTTCTGTCTATCCTTGTGTTTTTTCATATTTAATTGATAAGCCTGGTCAATGATATCCTTGTCAAATTTATCAAAAAAACTAAAGCATACTTGAAGCATATCGAATAATTCACATGCTTTTTTTATTGAATCATTTTCTGCCATATATTCTTCTAATTCTTCTATAAGTTTGTTTGACTGAACTATATCAAAATTAGAGACAAGTAAACTATTATATTTTAAAACAGGCAACTTCATAAATTGATTTAAACATTTCATTATTCAGCCTCGAACGGAAGTATAAAAGTTTCATACCCTAGTTTTCTTAATGATTTTGCCTGATTTTCTGCGTTTTCCTGAGTAGAAAAGCTACCAGCTACACATCTATACATAGTTTTCTTTTTAACATTTTTTATAGTAGGTAATTGATAAGCTATTCCAAGATAATTTAATATTCCTATTGCAATTCTAGTACCTATTAGCTCTATATTTTTTATTATCCATTCAGCATCTTCTTTATTATCATGAAAAGCAATTTCAATCAATGCGGCTGGTGCTGTAGTAGCTGCAACCTCATACATGTGCTTGCCTTCTCCGTAAAAATTATAGCCTTGTTTTACTCCTCTATCTGATGTTGGAGTAATTGTTGAAACCTGATTATATACGTATAAAGCTAATTTGTGACCATCACTATTAAATTTATAACAAAATACCTCACAACCACGACTTTTTTTATTATAAGCATTAGAATGTATAGCAAAATGTATAGTTGGAAGACATGAATTTGAATCTGCAACAACTTGTTTTAAAGACATGCTTGGTTTATTTCTATATATAATTACTTTGTGTTCCTTTAATATTTTTTCGGTAACATCACAAACTTGATTCATTCTATATTCTTCTGTTCCAAAATTACCATATCCATCATTATTTTCTTGTGTGGATGGACTTAAATAAACTGAATAACTCATTTTTTCACCTTCCCATTTTTATTTATAGTTTCTAATATATTTTTTAATTTTTCTGGAACTGGAAGTCCTATTTTTACAGAGTTTTCTATTATACTTATTCCTTCATTGCTTAAATAGAAAAATATAACTGCTGTCCTGATTGCTTCACCATTACAGATTATATTTTTGTCTGCAATGTTAGCTATGCCAATCATAGCGAAAATTAATACTTTTTTAAATATTCCCTTAAAGCCTATTCTACTATTTATTTTTTTATCAACAACCGCTAACATTACGCCTGTAATATAATCTATTGTTACAAATACCACTAAAGCATATATAAATCCATCATACCCACCTAAAAACCATCCAAAAAAGCTACCTAGAAGTGTAAATAATATCGATATTCCGTTAAAATTTTTCATTATATTACCTCAATTTACTTTTGTAATTTTCATATAAGAATTATTTGATATAGTTGTATCGCTTAATTGGGCTGTATTCTGCGCCCACCTAAAAGTTAAAGTTCCAGCTTCTATTGATTTTACAAGAAATTTTTCTGATATATATGCTGCTGTACTTCCATCACAGCCATAGCTTACTGCTGTATCTAAATTATGATTACTACACCTGACGACTGTAGATGTATTACCTGTTGTTGCTGTAGATGGGCCTAGACATGCTTTTGTTGTTAATTGCTCAACTCCTCCACCTACAACCCAATCACTTTTAAAATCTGCGTTTGCTGCACCACTTACAGCCAATTTTACTTCAATTTCATATACACTATTTTCATCAAGCTGTGTAGTAAAATCATTGTCGTTTTGTAATACATCAGAATTATTTACTGTTTCTGTTACGGATTTTACTATTACTTTTATTTTATTATCTTCAATCAAATCATGTCCTTGAGAATGACTTAAAATCATGTCTGTAACAAGGCTTTCACTATCGATATCCATAGAACCTAAGTATAAACAGCCATAATCTGTGATTGTTGTTATATGTTCAAGTACTCTAGTTATTCCATTTAATTTTGCTATTACTCTTACAAGGCTTCCATCTTTTTCGAATGTAAGTTCAAACTTGTCTTTATCAGAAAAAACTTCGTTAAAAACTTCGTAATAGGCATCATCTACTCCTGCCTCATTCCACAATAGTAGTAAAAAATCTCCGTACATAGCACATTGTATATAATTGTCGGCATCTACATACCACACTAGGTTTTGACTTTCTTCAGCATGTGTGCAAATCATTTTACATTTATATATAAAGCTAGAAACGTCATGATAAGGTAGATGTAGCATATTTACATCACCAGATGGATTTAAAATTTGTATTCCTAACTTATTATATTTTCTGTCATAGCAAAGCACGTAACGATAAGATGTTCCTACATCAATTAAGTTTTCCCAAGCAGAACCATCATGAAGTTGAAAAGGATTGTAATAGCCTGCATTGTCGGCATCTTCTCTAATCATTTGAATGTATTGAAATGATACATATTTATTTATTTGATTAGCTTTAGATAACCATTCACACCGAATATATGTTATGCTATCCCAACCTGGAGGAGTTCCACCGCTTGTAAATGCACTTTTAGCAGTTACTATATAATTCCATCCAGTTGTTAGACTTGCCGCCGCAACATTTATATAATAATTATCTGTGTTATCAGTACCTAGCTTTAAATACAAGCTTGTAAGTGCGTTAACGTCAGATATATAAACAACTAATAATATCAAATCAGCAGATGTACTTGCACTTTCGCTTGGAAATATTTCTAAATCTAAATCACAAGCTCTATGCATACATAAATATCCTAAAACATTATCAGGTTCTAATAATTTTACACTTTGATTATGTAATTTATAATTTGTTGTATCATTACTTATAGTCCCACCAACAGCCATTGTCCAATCTGTAGAATCTTGAAAACTAGCTATTTCTTTTGTGTTACATTGATACATTATATTTAAATACTGCGATAAGTTAAAAGTCTGACTCCTTCTTAATTCTTCGTCGACTAAATCAAGCTTATTTTCATTATTATTTAGATTAGTTTGGTTTAATGCTGGTGCTGTTGTATTTACATATTCTGTTTTGGTATAATCACCGAAATTAGCCATTTTTTACCTTCTTTTTGCTGTTTTTCAAATCAATTTTATTTATTTTTAACTTACTTTTTGTAGCTGGAATATTTATTTTTTTACATTTTCCTTTTTTATCTTTATGATGTAATTTAGTTATATTAGCAGTTACAACCATTACATCAAATTTTTCTTTTGTCTTATCATCTTCTTTTTCTACTTCTAAAGTATCTACAGAATAAATTTTTATTGGGCATTCCTTCAGTAAATTTATTATTTCAAATCCAAAGCTTGCAAGTATATTTTTTTTATAATCAATATCACCTAATTTAATCTTATATTCCTTTTCAAATTTAAACATTTTTCACCTCTAAGAAATTGTATCTATCCTTCTTATTAAAAATTCTATTCCACTACTTTTAGTACCATAATTCCATAAAACATGCGAAATTAAACTTCCTGTATCTACTGTATCATTTGCTGTATTACCTGCAAAAACACCTAACTCTTGTATATCTTCGCCATTCGCTGCCGTATCTGTAATATAAAACTCGGTTGTAACTATACCTGTAGCACTATATGTTTGTGATACATAATTAGTTCTGAACACTTCATTTGTTAAAGTCGTGTCTGTTGCTGCAACTGCTGTATTGTCATCACCCAAAGCAATATATTCTATTTGCATATTTGGAGCATATCCCATAAAAATTTTTGCCTCTGCCTCTAAACACACATTTGTAATTAAATTATGTATTTCTTCTATTTGCTTTTTGGTTTTTTTATATTTGTCTATTTCCCAAATTTGGAATATACCTATATGTTTATGTTTATCTTTGCTTCTAAAAATCATAATATCTCCTAATCGTTAACACTTGTATTACTGCTACTATTGTTATTTGGGTATAGTGTAGTAGTGGGATATAACGTAGTAGTAGGGTATAATAAATCATCATATATTGTTATATCGTATTCCCCGTCATGTGTGTGTGTGTCTGTATCTTCCTTCAAATCTATTATTATTTCGTTATCATCAAGAGTAATTTTTTCAGGTTTGATTAAATTTTTGAAAAATTCTTCCCATCCTCCGAGTTCTGCGCCATCCATTACAGTGTATGAATATACTAGATTTGCATGGTTTCCAACATCAGACCGCCATGTACAAGATGAAACAAGGAAAGTTTCTGCACTAATACCACGCAAACTATCTGTTATGGTCATCTGTTCCATAGTGTTATATGTATGTTCATATAAATCAAATGAAATAGTATCGCTAATTTCTGAATACTTGTCTATTAGTGCTTTAGAGTAAATCAAGGCATCGTATTTATTTTGAAGCAACTTATTTTCAACATAATGTTCATGCAACCCTCTATTTGTTATCTCTGTAGTATTTTTATATATTACTAATAAAGGTATAAGAGGCTTGTAAGTTATTCTTATCCTGTCTCCTGCTGCATAATCAAGAGCAGTACCACTGTCATTTTGACTAAATTGTTGAGAATTATAAGTCCAGAAAAAATCAAAATCACCTTCGCTGTCTAACCCCAAAACACCAGCACTTGCATTAGTCCATGTTGTACCACTATCAGAACTAACTTCTATAGTTGGAGTTTCGGCAATTCTATATTTTGTTGTATAAGTTTTTATAATTCCGTCAGGATAAGGGCTTGGAAGTTCTCGTATTCTCAAATCACCTATATATGGACTACCTTTAGAAATTTGATAGTTTCTATAGTTAGCCATATTTCGTTTTCTTGTCATGTTATTAAACTTTGTTATTCCTCGAATAAAAGGAATAGAGCTAACTACATAACCTATTGTGTGAAAGTGTAAAGCCTTGTTTTTGTCTATATTCCAGATATAATTACCAAATTGGCAAAGTCTATTAAAACATTCGGATAGGCTTAAATAGTTAAATGCAATATAATTAAGGGTTGGTAATCCTGTCTCTATGCTACCTTCTGTTATACTAAAATCATACTCTGAATCTGTAGAATTATTTAAATATCTAGTTCTTAAATCTTTCACAATATAATCTATAGATTTATTTTCATAGACAATTTTGGCTTTTGGCTGCATTGCTAGCCTTGTAAAATCTTCTAACCTACAACTATACTCTAATTTATCTTGTTTAACTTCGTCATCATCACTAGTTACTAATATTCCAGCATGTAGCGAATTTAAATCTTTGTCATAGAAATAGCACTCTTTCCCACATTCGATTGTTTGAGATTTTGCATTTGTGATAATAAAAGACATTACATTTATATTATTGATTCTTTCCTCTACCTGCCAACCTGGCGCGATTGTTATTTCATATCCAGTTAAATTAGTTCCATTATAAAAAAATCTTTGAGGAAGTTCAGCAATTCCCATGTTTTACCCCTTTTTAAAATTCATATATGCTTGTAATTCTGTTTTAATCTGCTCTGCAACTATACTTACGCCTCGTCTATCGAATATTTGAGGATTATTTATATTTATATTTACATGTCTTGTTGTACCTGTTAAAGCTCCGCTATTTCCTGTTTTTGTGTTTATTCCTATATCTGCACTAACTTTATCAAAAGATATATCACCAGCTATTTTTTTAACACTATCCTGTAATAGTGACCTTTTACTTAACATAGATTCTGATAACATTTTCATCAAGTTAGGCATCCAAGTATTACTATCTTTTCCTGGGCCTTCTTTGGTAGGAGAATGAAATCCAAGGAAATTTTTAACTTTTCCTGCTGTATTACTTAAAGTGCTTTTCAATGCTCCGAGTTTTGATGTAATCCCACTTATAAAACTAGAAATTAGATTCTTTCCCCATGAATAAGCATTTTTAGCAATTCCCCCAAGAATATTACTTGCTGTACTTTTAAGTGAATTAAATTTACTCGCTGCTTTTCCTGGTAATCCTGCAATTTTAGAAATAAAATTAGAAACAAAACTGCTAATCTTGCTTATTGCGCTACTTATAAAACCACTTATTGAAGATATAGCGCGACTTTTCAAAGAATTAAATTTACTTATTGCTGAACTAACTAGACTACTTAATACACTTAAAACTCTTCCAGGTAACTTTTTAAACCAGTTAACAATACCATTTATCATATCTGGAATTATACTATGGCCAACTATGGTATTATATAACGACTTAAACCAAGTAACTATACCGCTTACAAAACCTTTTACAAAATTTATAATAGTTTTAAATCCATTTTTAAATACATTCACGACATTTTTAAATAGATTTATAAAACTTTCATGAATTAATTTTTGATCGCCTGTTATCAATCCTCTTATCATTCCAAATACACTAACTACTACGCCTATAATAGATGTTACTGTTGCAATTACTGTCGGTATAACGTTTATAATACCGTTAAATACTCCTATTACAATACCTACCGCTATAGCCAAGGTAGTTCCAATAACTTGTGCTATTTGTTTAAAGGTAGGTATTAACGGAATTATAGAAGTTTGTAATTGTTTAAAACTATCGATAATTGGTTTCAAATCAATTTTTTTTATACTTTTTATAATCATCTCTATAATTGGAGTAAACACGCTTTTTAAAAAATTAGCAATGAAAGCAAATACATTTTTTATATTATTAAAGGCTGTTTTAAGGCCACCTAAAATTTCTTTCCATGTGTAAAAATGTTTAATAATTTTAACTATTACTATCGCTAATAAACCTATACCAGCTATTATCCCAACAACAGGCGCACCTACCGCACCTATAACAGTAATTATTGAACCAATTGCGCTGATTAATGTACCTATAATAATTAAAACAGGGCCAATCGCTGCGGCAATACCAGCAATTATAACAATTGTTGTTTTTGTTTTATTACTTAATCCTGAAAAAGTTGATGATAAATTTTGTATAAAAGAAACTAACTTACCAATATGAGGGGCGAGTATATCACCAAATTGTATAGAAATACCTTCTAGTTGTGACTTTAACAATGTTAGTTGACCAGATAATGTATTATTTAATATATCGGCCATTTCTCCAGCTTTACCACTACTGTTTTCTACAGCATTACTTAATTTATCTAAATCTTTTGGGGCTGCATTTATTATTGCAAGCCATCCAGACATAGCAGTTTTACCAAAAATAGCACTAGCATTTGCAATTTTTTGTTGTTTTGTTAATCCACTAAATTTTTCCCTAAGTTCTCCAACAACCTCTTTAAAAGGTTTCATAGTTCCATCTGCTTTTTGCATTGAAAATTTTAAAGAATCCATAGCACCAGCAGCAGCTTTTGGAGGAGCTAAAAGCCTAGACAATCCCATTCTTAAAGCTGTTCCACTGTTACTGGCCTTAATTCCTGCATTCGCCATTAATCCAGCAGCTAAAGCAAAGTCTTTCATGCTATAACCAGCAGTTCCAAAAATTGGAGCAGCATATTTAAGTGTTTCGCCCATCATTGCAATATTGGTGTTTGAATTACTAGCAGCAGCAGCAAGAACATCGGCAAGTTTTCCAGACTCTTTTGCAGATAATCCGAGGGCTGTCAATCCATCCGTAACTATATCAGATACAAGTGCTAAATCTTCACCACTAGCAGCAGCAAGGTTCATTATTCCCTCTAGTCCACTCATCATATCTTTTGTTTTCCATCCTGCCATAGCCATGAAATTTAATGCCTCTGCGCTTTGTGTTGCACTAAATTTAGTTTTTATTCCCATTTCTTTAGCTTTTTCAGTTAATTTTTTTATATCTTCTGTACTAGCTCCGCTTGTTGCTTGAACTTTAGCCATTGCAGCTTCGAATTTTATAGATGTTTTTAGTGCCATAACCCCTGCGGCTAATAATGGAGCAGTTACACCCATTGTTAGCATTTTCCCAGCTCCTGAAACTTTACTACCTATTTTTGACATGACTTTTCCTGTCCTCGTTGCTGTGTTTTCTACTTTTTTGAGTCCTGTCAATGCTTCACTTGTATTTAAAATAACACTTCCAGCCATTCGGAATAATTCAAAAGCCATCTATTACACCTTTTTCTTTTCTGGGATTTTGCCTAAATCATTTTTGGGATTACATTTTTTTAATGCTATTTCTGCCATTTTTCTAGCATGTTCATAATCAATTTTTCTATCTTCTTTGGATCTATTTTTATACTTTGCACTATTTAATAATTTTTCTTTATAGTCATAGAAATTTAGATAATTTTTTTCATCCATTCCTTGTATATCAACTAGCCATCTCTGCCAAATTCTCTCATCAAAAATTTTGTCATATGCAGATTTGAGAATCATTGTTGACTCTTTATAATCCATATTCAAAATCATTTCAGGGTTCTGATATCTGCTATAAATCAAATCTAACTCAAATGCTATTGTTCCTTCTTGACAACCAGCTCGTTTGATTGTAGCAGCTTCATAAAAAAATTCTTTTCCTCAAAGTAGACATTCCACCAAAGTGCAATCTCTGCTGTAAATCCTATTTCATCTATAATTTCAGGCTTTTCATTATAAATTTTAGCGATAAAATTAAGTGTTTCCTCTTCTGCTTTATCCAAATTATTTATCAATTCTGTAACTAAAGACATAACTATATCTTTATCACTAGTCCCCTGTGATTGAGGATTTAAGCCAAGCTTTGATAATATTTTTGCTAATTTAAACATGTCTTTTCTTGTAAGTTTATATGTAAATTCTTTCTCGTTAATTTTCAATTTTATTCAACCTTTCCGATATCGTATATGCCCTTAATTTGGCATCTTATTAATTCCTCTTCTTGTGTAACTACATCTTGTATAGTTTCAATGTTTCCTGTTGCATGTATTGTCTTATCATTGTAATTTATAAAATCTAACTTATTTATCAAATCATCAATATTGTTTTGGAATTCTAGTTGATTTGATTCGTTATCCCATAAGTCGATACTTAATTCTACTTGCATATAAGGACATGTATCTAATATAAGTATCTCGTATACTGCAAAAGGGTATTCAACATCCTGTAAAGGTAGTTGGTTATATACTCTAAGAAATACCTTTTCTATAATACTTTTGAATGCTATTTTTATCGGATATGTTCTATTTTTTGTAGACATTATTATAAACCTCTTTTAAATGCTTGTTTTGCCAATATTGCTACTCTGCCTATGTTTGATTGCATTGCATACCGCAAAAACGGTCTAGCTCTCATTCTTCTAGTTCCTTCGTGAACATAAATGCAATATTCACAATTATTTCCAATTGTTAAATAGTTTTGTCCAAACATTTTAGATAGATAATATTTTGTTTTAGACCTCAAATATCCTGTGTCTACTGGACAACGATTTTTAGCCTCTTTAACTAAAAATTCCCCAATACCTTTTAATGCTTCCCAGCTACATAACTCTATCCATTTCTTAGCCCTATCAAAATTATTTACTGTGTAATTTACATTCCAACTACGATTAGAGGGTACATTAGTTCTATAAGCCACAATGCCACCTACTTTATATAAGAATCAAAAGTTAAATCACATTTTAAATGATGATTCCTATTTATTGTATTTTTTGCTTTTCCTTTAATTTTATATACATGTCCTTCACTATCTTTTAACCTGTACTTACCTTCTAAATAGTCTAAATTAGTACTACTATATTCAAAAAAACCTTTATACTCGCTCTGTTCTCCTTCTTTGCCGCGACTATTATCTTGATTTGAATAAGCTTGATTTATTACACCTTGTATAGTTGATATAATATTCCATTGCCGATCTCGTCCCCCAATTTGATTGCTCCTTCCTGCTTGACTACCTATTTGTTCTAATACATGTATATCTCCAAAATAATCTTTTATAGCCATGATTAAACCTCTAAAATTAAAAAGGCTAGGTTATCCCTAGCCTGTATTATTAATATGAATTGTATTAGTCTTCTAGCCTGATTTCCCAAGGTGGAACTGTAGGTGTTGCAGTTCCATAGCACCCAGTAAAATGTACATTAGATACTACATTTTCTTTGGATTTTATAGCAAAAGATATTTTCCCATCACCTAAAGCATTTTTTAAATACAATATTGCATATTTACCATCCGCTCTATAACCAGCCCACACAATGTTGTCATGGTAGTCTCCGGCTGCGACTGCCAAATCACCAACTATTTTGTGATATGCTCCTTCATCCGAGACGGCGCAACCTGCATAACAGTCTGTAAATTGTTGATAGCCTAAGTCTAACAATTCAAATTCCATCGATGAAACTTCTTTTGTAATTTCATGATTGCCTTCGGTAGGTCCATACATTCCGTTATAATCTTCGTGATAAAATTCTCTATCAACATCAAACTTGATATCGCCCTTGGTTGCTCCTAACTCTGCCTGTCCTGCCAAGCCATAATCTTTATATAAAATACCATCTCCACGCCATGTATTTGTCGCTGTATTGACCTTAGGCGAAATTGCTGTAGACATATATTTTCACCTCACTTTTTTTAGTAAGAATATTTATACTTATACTAATTTTATTGCTCTTGCTGAAATTGCTGTTACATCACTATCAGCCGTTAAGCTTACTGCTACTTTCCCTGTAATGCTTGCATTGAATCTATGTGTAGGAAATGGGCCTATCAAATAATCATCTGCGGTTGGAATTGATATTTCTACATCATGGACGGTAGTGCCTCCGAATTCACAACTCTGCGGATTATCTACAGTTGCTACACATGTCCCTGAATCGGCATTTACAATATGTATCAATGTTTTACCATCATTTACAAATTCAAAGCCTGTCGCGTCCTCGGCTGCATCGTAATTAGCTGTTAGCGTTTTGCCTTCCAATCCTTCGTAATCAACCTCTTCTGGTGTAAGTGTTACTATTGCCATATTAAAATCACCTCGTTTTTAATAGTCCTTTATATAAATTTCTTTTAAATAAAACTTTCTGAATCTGCTAAAAGCACTCATAATATTTTTCGGGAATCCATCAACCATTTCATTTTCAGCAAAAGTTACAGAATAATCATCGATTTTTTCTGATTTTATAAAAGGGTCTTGGTTTTTAATCAGAAAATTCAACATTTTTGCTGCTGATAATTTTAATGATTTTGGATAACTTGATCTAAAAATAATTATGTTACTTTCTACAGTTTCATCTATAATCTCAATTCCAGATACAACTAGTTTAGTATCATCTATGCTATCTATTAGAGCATATCCGTTATTTCTAGCACTTTCATAAATTCTAATATAGTCACCTGCAATAAATTCATCATCAAAATCAGTTATAGTGATGGAATTATCTGCATTTGCAAAGGTTACATTTTCGGATTTGATATAAATATTTTCATCTAAAAAGTGGTTTTTGCAATGGTCACAGACTGAATTTATTATATTTGGAATATTAAAAGTTATAAAAGTATCTTGTGAAGTATCCGAAATTTGTAATAATGTTTTTGTTTCTGCTAGAGTAATCATGTTTTTCTCTCATACTCCTTTATTTTTGCCTTGCATTTCTGTTTTTCTTCATCAGTCAATGCTACTATTAATCGCCTTTTCCATCTTCGCAAAGGTTCTAATTTAGGGCTAATCAATAGACCTTCTTTTATTTCTTTTGCTGTATACATTAGGCCGCACCTTCTTTTTTGCTTACTTCTGTAATAAAATGCTTACAATTTGGATGGAATAAAGTACTACTATCAAGTTCTTCACCTGTCAAAATACGACCTTCAAATGGTATACATAGATCGCATATAGTGCCATGATCTGATACTTGGAACAAATTGCTTTTCGCCTGTTCTCTAACTGACATTCTGTATAATTGATTGTTTACATGGACTGTATACATTCGAGAATATGTTTCTATATTCCATCTAGCACCATTTTTAGCTGTAAATCCTATTACTCCTGAATCTGCATAATCTGATAACAACTTTTGTATAAGAGCAGGGTCTTTTGTAGCCTTAATTTTAGCAAGTGTTAAATTATACTCTTTGCTAGCTAAGATATACATATTTCGCATGTCTTGTTGATACTTTTTAATCAATTCCCTTGCCTGTGATGACTTATGGATGGATAAAAAATAATCCTCATTTGCAGCCAATAAACTTGGATTTTTTAACATCTTTCGGAACTGATATTTTTTACCTGCTGCTAGATTTTTTAATGCTTCATCTGTAATTTTTTCATAATATTTTATCGTATTTTGTAACATTTATATTTTTCCCAATTCTGAACTAAACCATTTACAATCATAAATACTTTCATTTTTTATATTTACATCTTTTGTATTATTTACTGGATAATCATTTCCCGGCTTTGGAAATCCAAATAGCTTATTATCTAATTGAGATATAACACTATATCCCTTTGCTTTATTATGCCAATTAGCGTTAAGATTAGATAATATTTTCTGTTCTGCTTGTTTAGCTTCCTCATAAGTATCGAATAATAACCAATTTGTCATCTTAGCACCTCGCCGCTAAGATATTATAATAGTTATAAAGGTTATCCGCTGAAATGGATACCGTTTTTATATTGCCGCTCATAAATGACGCATAGACCGTTAATGACTGCCTAGCTCCTAATTGTACATTTGTATAATTAGTTAGAGTACTTGCTTGTGTAGTTGTGTATTGATTCCCATTTATATTTTTTAGCAATCCATTTGCATTTTTATCTTTCCAAACGCCTATCATTTTATTTACCGCACCATCATTATGTGCGTTTGTCATAGTTGTTGCTCCGGAATAAAAATTTAATACATTACTGGCATGTGCCGAAAACTGATGCGCGCCTTCTAAATTTTTAGCAAATATGTATCCATTAGAAGAATTCGGAAAATAATTTAAATATAAACTAAAAGACGGTTCTACTATTGATAATGCGTTATAATTAGATATAATCATATAGTTATTACTAGCCGCATCAAATTTAAACCCATTGTGGTGAAAAACTCCACCCTCAGCTACAACAGGCATGTTCGCAACATCAACCTGTATAGCATCCTGCGCTCCACTTGCAAAAGTATTATTGTATATTTTCGTACATAGACCGGTGTGTCCACTAAGCAAAGTTAATACTCTATTATAGTCAACATAACCGTTAATCCTACCTATGTCCCATTCATCAGATGTTATTAGGTCTCTAAGTCTAAAGCATTCATCATTACGACGCCCTGTCATCTGGTAATAGCTTAGCCATAAAACATTGTTTTCTACACCACCAGGTATATAATCCAATGCATATTTTTTACGAATAACACTTTTATTTACTCCATGTCCTAATCCTAACATTATGTTACCCTCTGATAAGCGATTACACTACCACTTGTCAATGTTATACTAGACCAAGCACCATATACAATGATTCCTGCTGATATTGAAGCACTAGAAACATCTATATTACCAGTTACAGCACTAATTACAGTATCTGTTATGGCTTGAATAGCAAAGAAGGTATAACCGCCTGTTGGAGTTGTTGCTCCTGTACCAGTTATGTAGCTACCTCCATTTACACCCAAACTTGAATCTATAACACTTTTTGTGTCTACATTTACAGGGTTTGAGCTGTCAGAATCGGCATCACCTACTTGAATATTTACATTTGCACATAAATTATCATGAGTGCTATTTGTCGCATTAACTTTGTTGGTAGTGCCTGGGGTAGTCTGGTCAATTCCAACTTTACCAACAACATTACTACCTGCTGTTATACTTTTTACGACTACTTCATTTGCATTTCCAGTTACCTGGTCAATTCCTGCAATTACCTTATTTGTAGTACCTGGGGTAGTCTGGTCGATTGAAACCTTTCCAATCAAGGCACTTCCAGCACTTAACCCGACTTTTATAAAATTACTTGTGCTATCCCATACCCTTTTAAAATATTCTTCTATGTTCATCTATTTATCACCCTTTCGGGTTTTTATTTTGTTATCTGATTCTATAGCATTCTTTGTTACTTCTTTTTCTGCTATTTCGGCAGCTTCTTTTAATATTTCTTCATCTGTTTTTTTATTTTTATCATCTTCATCAACAATATTTTTAATTACTTTTTCATTTGCTTCTTTTTCTGTTTTTATTCTTCTAGATCTGTTGAATGCTGCTAAACCCATTTATTTCACCACCTATGCTATGTAACCACCTGCTACTGTAGAACAATATTCGACAATTACATCTAAATCAACTGCTGTTCCTCCTGTGCCTTGTAAATCTATTGTAATAGTTTTTGTAGCCTTTAACATTGCTGCTCCAGAAAATGCGACCTGTTCGTCATCTGCATTAATTGAGGCTGTTACTGCTGTTGCTGCTGAAATAAATTCAACAGCTTGAGAAGCTCCACCTTCTATTGCTGCACTTGTTAAATCTGCTGTTGTTACTCCATTTGCCCTAAGAACAATTCTTTTAATTAAGCAAGGTTGGGTTGTAATTGTTCCAACAGTTGTAACTCCTGCGTTTGCTGCTGCTGTAATATTTTTTGTAAATATTTGAGTTTTACCAGCTTGGCGATTACAAGCTGCGCTAGGAGTCTCAATTTTATCTGCTTCTGTTTTAATAGCTGCTACATCTGTACTTACATCAGCAACAGGAGTACCAAGCAATGTAGGAATATCTGTTCCAGAATCTACTATAATTTGTTTTAGTAAAGCAATTACGCTATCACCTGCTACGGTGTCGTCTTTTCTTCCAACTACATCGCGAATTTGACTATTTGCTGCGCTATCTGCTGCACCTGTAACATCATGGAAACCATCTACAGTTACTACTGCTGCTAAAGCCTGTTTAACTAATGCGACTATACTTGTGCCGCCTGTTGTATCGCTCTTTTTACCTACAACTTGATTAATTGTTGCGTCTGTTGCTAAATCCTGTGTCGGTACATCTAATAACCCATCTATAGTACTAATAGCTCCGTCTAGGGTTGTCCCTGTATCTTCAATTATTTGTTTTAGTAAAGCAATGACACTATTACCAGCTACTGTATCTGTCTTGTTTCCAAGCACATCACTAACTACAGTATTATCTGCACTATCAGCACTAGGAACATCATGAAAAGCGTCAACCACTACCAATGCAGCTAAAGCCTGCTTAACTAATGCTATAATACTAGTACCGCCGACTGTATCTGATTTATTACCTATCACTTGATTCATTGTTGCATTAGTAGCAAGGTCAATACTAGGAATATCCTGTAATCCATCAACCACGGCAACGGCTGCGATTATTTGTGCAATTTCGGTGTCTACTCCTGCAAGAATTTCAGCAATTTCTGTTACGCTTGCAGTGTTTATAATATCAACAACTGCTTTAATTGCTGCTATATCTGCTGCTAAATCTGCTGCTGGTGTTCCTGCTAAAGCTATAATTTGCTTAACTAGAGCTATTACACTATCACCTGCTACAGTATCATCCTTTCTGCCTACAACATCACGAATTTGACTATTAGCTGCACTATCAGCAGCACCAGTTACATCATGGAAACCATCTATTGTAGATAAAGCTGCTGCTATACCAGTTGTGCTTAAAGCTGATAAGGCTGCACTTGAACCACCTATAAAGTCATACCCTTCTTTACCTGCATAACCACAAGCAAACCATGTGCTACCTGTTGCTGTATCATCTATAATTAGGCTTAAAGCTGCACTAGATTCATTATAGAAATATCCACCAACTAAAATATTGTGACAAGCATTATTTAAAAATTCTACTACTGCTGCGGATGAATTGCCGTAAAAATCAACATCAACCGCCAAACTAGTACAACCATCTAATACAATTGCGTTTGTTACAGCGTTTCCAGCAATAAATCCAACGTATTTTAATTTAATTTTACCTTTATCAACACTTGTACAAGTAATAGCAATGTTGCTTTCTACTGCTGCGCTTGTATCCCAATATTCGACATCTATATCACAATAATCACCAGTTACAGTAATTGCTGAGTTAAGACCATCTAAAGCACCAACTATTATAAAATTTTTAAATGCTACACTTGCTGCTGAAATTGTAATTGTAGTTGTTGCTAATGTTCCTAAAGTTAGTTTAGGCCTATCATTTCCAATTCCTAAACCAATTATACTAATTCCAGCTTTATCTATTACAAGCCCTGTTGCTGCTGCTAAAGTTTCAGTATGCCCAGGCTTTACAAATATTACATCACCATTATTAGCTGTTGCTATGCCTACAGCATAGTCAATTGTTGCAAATGGTACACTTTCGCTTCCTGCTGCTGTACTATCTACAGCATTTGCGTTGTTTCCGTCTACATAATATTTATTTCCTGTTATTGCTCCACTACCTTCATTTTCGATACTTTCTAAGTAAGTATCTATATCTGTATAAACCGTTTTTAAACTATTCCTAAACGGTTTTTTAGTCCAATTTATTCCCATTTATATTTTCCTCCAATTCAATTATTCAGGTCTTTTACACCTACCTTGAATTTATTTATCCATTTGTTACTAGCTTTGCAATCCTTATATTTTTCTTTTCGTAAACTCTATCCCAATTTGCAGCCAAAGCTAATTCAGTATTGGTTGGAGTAGTACCAGCAACATTTCCAGAAGCAAATTGTATTCCTCTTGGATGAAGTATAAAATGTCTCCTATGTATCAAATAATCTTCTCCAAGCAATGAATCTCTATCTGTCTCTACTGGTACTTTTGGCATGCCTTCGCCTCTTCCTATAGCACCTTGACCAAAGAAATAACTAGTGTATTTATATCCACTTGTACCACCTGCTGTTGCCGGGCAACCATCATCAACTATTAATGTATGTCCTAAGTATGTTCCAAACCCAATATTTTGTACATTTGTTGGTGTGAAGTCAATTAAATTAAGCTTTTGCAATCTACCATAACATACACTATGTAGCATAATAGCTGTTAATTTGTTCATGGCATCACCTAGCAATAGACGTGTGTTTATTACTGCGTCTGAGCCAATCAAATTATCCTCTGTAGCATTTACACCATCTTCAATTGCTATATCATTTATCAAGTCACTACTATCATTTACATTATCTAAAAATACACCTACTAGAATTGCTAATAATGTTGCCTGTTCTCTTCTATTCCAATATTCAGCTATTAGAGAAGAAATCGCCTCTAATGGGTCGGCACCTGCCAAAGCTCCTGCCAAATCATTAGAACCAAAAGCGCGACCTCTTTGCAATAGTGCTGCAATATCTTGAGCTGTTCCAATTTTGCCAGGTGTTAGGCTTGTATCATCTGCAAGTACTTCATCAGCACCCGAAATATCTTGGAAAAATGGCATATTAATTAATTTACCACCTCTTGTTGCTAATGCATCCAAAACTGGATCTCTTACAACTATTCCAGATCTAATCAAACTTGATAATTCTGCTGTTTTTTCTATAATATATGGTACCCAAATTTCAGGTATAATGATATCGCTTATAATTGTTGCACCTGTAGGCATTCATATCACTCCTATTTTGTATTTTTTAATCTGTCATATAACTGCTTATCTGTGTTATATAACTTTGCCTGTTCCGTTAAATTCCAACTATCTTTACTAAAAGGATTTTTAATACCTTCATTTCCTTGATTATTTTGATTTGATTGATCTGGCTTTTGTCCTGATACTTGTTTTTCCTTAAATACGTCTTTGAAATTATCTTTTAAAGGTTTTAATATAGTTTCTTTATTAAGTATTTTGTTATCTTTCACAATGACATCTTCAAGATTTATATTTTTAATAAGGAGGTCTGGGTACGGATTAATACAACCCATTTCAATCAATTCATCTTTAAGCAATCCTTTCGTAATAATCCCGTTTATTTCTTTATCTTTAGCTTTTAAACTTGTTTCGCTTGTACTTTGCAAAGTTTCATATTGTTTTTTAAGATCTTCATTATCTTTTAATAATGTTGCAGTATCTTTATTTTGCTTCTCTAAGGTAACTACTTTTTCACTTAATAATTTTGATTCTTCTGTTTTTTCATCAAGCTTTTGTTTAACTCCGTTAACGGTTTTTCCATGCTCAATCATTATTTTTTCTATTGTTTCTTCATCCAACTTTAATTCTGTTAAAAATTCTCTTTTCATATTGTCCGTCCTTTACATTTTTTAACATGGTATAGTCCATGCAAGGTTACTATTTTACGCATAGTTGCGATTTATTGCATAAAAAAAGACCTTCAAAAGGTCATATATATTTATTATTTTACAAATCCATTTTCTTTTGAATTTTGTAAAATGTTATTTATCTTTTCTAAATATTCTTTTCTTATCTCTTCGTCTATTCTTTCATCAGAAACAAAATTCTTTATTGCTTCAGTTAATTCTGTAAAATTTTCATTTAAATATACACTTGTACTTGCCATAATTCACCTACTCATTTATAATTTCAATCAATTTATCAACATTTGTTTCAACTAATTTATAAGATAATTCAGCCTGCAAATGAGATAATAAATAATATTTTTCATTTAAATCTAAGTCGTAAAATCCAATCATAATATCTTTTTTCATAGTATCTACATTTTCAGATTCATCTATGGCAATTGTTAATATCTTTTTTATCTTACCTTTTTCGGCCATATCTAATATTTCTTTAAGATAATTTACTAAAGATTCTTTTTTGTCATCTAGTCTTATTATTTTGCTCATCTTTTACCTCATAATGCTTTTTATAATCATCATCTTCTATAGTATAAAATTCCATTATATCAACTGTTGGTGCTTTAATCATTTATAACACCTCTTATTATATATTTAAAAAACTCTAAAATATAAATTCTAGGTTTATACTTCATCCTCTTTATTTTGTATGTTTTCAGGTTTATTATTTTGCCCAAATGGTTCACCATTATTCATATTTTCTAGGTTTTTCTTTTCATCCTCAGCAGTTAAAAGTAACTCTTCTTCCACATCATCAACCCAAGGATGATTAGATAATGCGGTTTTATCACTTGTAATTCCTTTACTCTTTAATACACTATCAATTGTTTCAGATTCATTGAAGATGATATTCCTGTTATACACAACTTCCATCTTCTTCAAATCATCTTGCTTTTGTCCTGTAATTTCTAAGTATTTATTTGCAAACCAGTATGTTTCTTTTATTGTTGTTGTTGTTTCCCCTTCCAGGTCATCAGCTTTTAAATCTAAATCTGCATATCTTGATTTGATAACTACATTTGTTGTATTCCCATCTGCTACCCTTCTAGTATCAACAGCTTGACCAAATTCAAATATATCATCTCTTATAATTTCTAAAAATGTTTTACGAGCTTCAATAGGAATTTCAAGTTGTAACCACTTGACCTCTCCATCATCATCGAGTTCTATAATTCCATAATCTTTTAGAAGTTCGAGAAACTTTTCTGTACTAAGAGCAGCGTGATTTCTTGTAACTAATATTGCTTCTTGAAATCTATCTATATTGTTTCCAAAATCACTCTTAATTACATCATATAAATCAATGTCAGGTTTTATTGCTTCTAAATCATTTACCTTATCATCATTATTCCATATAGGTACGAATGGAACCTTACCCCAACCGTAACTTTCGCTATCTATAACATTTCCACCTAGCACAGTATTTAAATTCCAATGTGAATAAGGATTGTAGTCAATTGATGTATCAAAATAATAGTTACCTTCCTCGTCTTGCATATAATAAGATACTTTTTCCTTATCCCACAATTCAACCTTATATCTTAATTTTTCTTCTCCGTCTATAACGACAGCAATTTGATAATATCTAATCATTTGCTGTAATTCATTTTCTAGTTCTGTATCCCAAATAGGAATACATTCCAATCCATCTATATTTATTACTTTAAATTCACCATCAGCATTTATGTAAGGGTGTAACCATTCTACACCCTTCTTTGCTGCTTCTTTACTTGCTTTTTTTATTATAGTATTTATATCAAATACTTTTATACAATTATCTGCATTATTTATTATTACAGGTTTTCCGAGAAGATAATTTATTTTCTGGTCTACAATCTTTTTAAAAAATCCACTTCCACATTTATGGTTACAAATCCACTTATTACTAGACTTTTTATTCTTTGTATTTCTCTCAGATATCAAGTTTTCTATGTATGTGTTTTTTCTACGATAGTATAATACCCCATTTCGAGCATTTACTTTAAATTCACTAACTAAGTCTGTTTCTATCTGATCTCTGATAATTTCTTCTTCTGAAATTGGAATATCTGTTCTTAATTTTAATTGAGGTGATGTAAACATTTATTTTCCCCTTTATGCTACTAAGTCATATAAACTTCCGTTTTTTCTGTACATTACAGTATTAACCATGTATCTAAGAGCGTCACAGCAATGATCGTTTTGTTTTATCGGCTTTTCTTCGCCTCTCTCTGCTGCTTTTTCGTCCCACATGTAAGAATAAAATTCTCTAATCATATTCTTACAATTTTTATCTATCATTATTTTTTTAACATTTAATGCTGTCCCGGTATTTTCTATCCCTTCTTTTACATCGTTCTTAGCCTTCTTGACCTTGTATTTCCCATGCTTTTTAATTGTCTGTATGAAACTTGTTGCACTAGGGTCTATTATTATCCCTAATATATTTAATTTCCCTATAAATTTATCTAAGGTTTGATAATATAATTCATTATCTTTTTGTTTACCTGTATCCCTTCCAGAATAGAAATATTCCTTTATCATATACCATGTATTTTTATTATATCCCCAAAGTTGATAACACAGAGCATTATATACACCATAATCACAACTTACATAATATTTAGTGAATTTTATTTCACTTGTATCTATAACATGTTTTTCTTCGTTAAACATATCGAAAATAATACCCTCTGCAATTACCCACAATCCAAGGATATACCTTTTGTAGAATACACCTGTAAACATTCTCTTGTATCTATCTTTTACTTTTTCAGACAATGTCAAATTATCATTCATATCAAAGTGTAGATATAGAATATTCTTTTCTTTAGCCTTGTCTATAAATTCAATTTTAAAGTAATGATATGGGCCTGCTGGATTACAGTTACAAAATATTTTAGAGCCTTCTATTGAACATCTACCAATCATCTGCTCTACAAAAGATTTAGGAAATAATGCAATTTCATCCCCATATGCTCCTGCAGCTGTTAAACCTGCTAAAACATCTTGACTTGCTTCATTGTTAGCACCAAACAGATAATAAATATTATCTCCAATTTCAATATAGTTTTCTGATCTATTAAAATTATAATTCCAATTCCACTCTGTAAGAATTTGCAATAGTGGTTTTATAACATTTCTTTTTAAACTTCCTATACTTTTTCCAGCTATAATAAAAGATTCATTTGAAAAAGTATATTGTGACCATTGCATAAATGACACAATCATTGATATTGTTTTTCCTGATCTTATTGCACCATCAGCAATTATAATATCATTTTCTCTTATAACTTTATGCTGCCACCAATTCAATAATTTTTTCTGTTTCCTGGAGAACTTTTTAAACTGAAAACTTGATACTTTATTCTTCTTCTGTCTTGTTATCATTTAATTCTTCCTCAAATAATTCGTCTAATTCCTCTTCATCTGCTTTTGTAGCTTCTATAAATTCTTTTATAGCTCTCTTATTATCTTCATCTGTAGAATCTGTATTATACTTTTTCTCTTCTAGTTCTAGTCTCTTTTTATCCATTTCTTTTCTATGTTCAAATTCTTTTTCTTTTAACTTCATTTCAAATTCATTCTGCTTTAACTTCATTTCGAGTTCTTTATCAAATTTCATTCTATTTCTAACTAAATTACTTAATGCTTTTGTGTCTGGTGGATGGTATTTATTAATTGCCTTTGTAACAATTTCGTCATCACTATCCAAAAATGCAACATCTTCTTTATAGTTAAATCCTACAGCTTTTTTTCTATATGCTATTCCTAATTCACTATCTATTCTTTCGGCACTACCTTTATAATACTGCTCTTTAAATTCTGGATATCTATGCAGCCATACTCTTATTGTATTTTCATTTACATTAAAATATTTAGCTATTTCTTTATTATCAAGACATAATATTCTTAATCCATACACTGCATTAGTAAAATTTTCAATATATTTATTTTTACTGTTCTTTTTTCGTCCTTTTCTTCCCATAAGGTAAAAACCCCTTAAATCTTTTCATTGCTCTATTTATATCAGCTTGTCCCCATTCAGCATAATATCTTGTATATTTACAGCTTGAATGATTCATTACTCTTCTAGCAAGTTCAACATCCCCATGATTCCAGTATATCAACCAATACACAAATGTTTTTCTAAGAATATGTAATCCCTTTGTTCCTTGTATATTTTCGTTTACAATTACTCCCTTTATTCTTTTTAACATACCTTTTGTTGTAATATGATTAGTTACATTCTTTTTTCTACTTTGAAACAAAAAATCATCATCATTTAAATTACTTGTATATGTTGATATTAATGGTTTTAGATTGTTAATTGGTAGAGTTATTTGTTTGTTTGTTTTCTGTTCTTTTATGTACAATGTTTCAAATTGAAGTTTTTTAATGTCTTTTTTTCGTAATTTTATAATATCACATCCACGTCTACCAGTATTTATTAACAAGTCAAAGAACATTCTATCTCTATTATTTAAGCGTTTTCTTATTCTTAATATCTGTCTACGATTCTTTATTGGATGTGTTGCCATTTTTAAATTCCTCAAATCTATATAAAAAAATAAGCTGTTTCAAATTTTTATTTATTATTATTACAGTTATGGAATATAAAGTATTAATAATATTTATTACTCTTAATTCCCATTATCAATATATCTCGAAATGCCCTTTTTGAGCATACAAAAAGTTAAATTCAAAATATACTTTAATATATTGATATTCCTGCTTTATAATCTATTGGTAAAATTACACATTTGATTATAATTTGTAGCGACAATTATTCTGACATTTAATTTTATTAATAGTTTATATTTATTAGTAATTTTTTCTATGTAAATATTATAATTCTTTATATTTTTTATAGTCATCAAACAACTCTTCGTTATGACTGTTTATTGAATCAATTAATTCTTCTTTTATTTTGCTCAATTCATCACAAAAACATTGCATTCCTTCAATTAATCCCATATAGAATAATCTACTTACATCAGGCAAATCATAAGAATGTACTATATCATGCATTTCTTCACAATCTTCTGCCTGTTTTAATTCAGCAATTAATTTAATAGTTTCTTTAACTTCATAAATTTCATCTTCATCCATAAAAATAACCTTCTTTAATCATTTTATCCCTATCCCATTTTTTTCAACTTCATTTTGCCATTTTTCAATTTCTTCAATCCTGCTATTTATCTTGTTTTCCTTCTGTTGCATATTGTCATATACTCTATTATAGACAAAGTTGCTAAATAAAAAGCATACAACTATAATAAATACCATAATTATAGCAATCAATGTTTTATTTCTCATAATTCAAATTCCTTTTTATTCTTTTTTTCTTCTTATCAATTTTGATATTGATATCAAAATTTCTAGGTGAAAAGCAAAAAGGACATCTCAGAGACCAAGTCAAAGAAATTGTCCGACACTTTTCACACCATTTAAAAATACTTTTTATCATAAACATAATACCATAAGGGAGTAGGCTTGTTGGCTTTAGCCTGCTAGGAGATACAAATAATTTTCACATAATAAATACAAAAATATATTTTAGGGTTTGTATCTCCAAATTTAAAAATCTATAAAAAAATAAGTCGCATTTCACGACTTGATTATTTTTTGAGAATCTTAGTCTTTATTTAATTTCACTCGCAATTATACTATACACTACTATTTAAGATAAAGTAAAGTATAAATATAGTATAATTTTAGTATAAAAAAAGTATAATAAAAGTATAAAGCATATAGGTTAAATGCAGATTATTAGTACATTATAACTTATATGCTTTATATTGCTTTATAATTTCAATTTTAAGAGATTAAAAATATCGT